TAATATTTATAACCATGAAAGAATCACTTACATCATATACACGTTTAAGAGAACTAATAAAAGAGTCATTATTGGTACAACCTAAAAAAGGATGTGGGTGTGGATGTACTAAATGTAAGGAAAAAGCTAATAAAAAATAATGGATAATTTCGATTTAAGAAAATATCTAGCTGAAAATGCTCTTTTAAGTGAAGAAGACATCGATGATGAATTTATTGATTTAGCTAATGATTTAGCTGATGAAATAGAGGATGAATTAGAAGACCAAAAAATAAATGAAGCTGTTGGAGTTGTTGGAATAATAGGTTTAATTTTATTATCTAATACTGTTGCTTTAATGCTTTCTAGATTTGCTAAAAAACAATTTACTAAAAGAGATTGGGGAAAAGGAGAAAAAGCAGCCAAAGCTATTGAAGATTTTGCCCACAAAAATGAAAAAGCATTTAAAGCCCCAATTAAAAGAGTTGTAGGTATCTTTACCAAAAATGAAAAATGGAAAAACACAATCTCAGAAATCTTATATGCTTTAATCATATTAATGATGGCAGGTCAAGCAGGAGGAGAAGCAGTTAATTATTTGAAAAGAGCAGGATGGTTAAAAGGAGGATTATACTCATTAAAATCATTTGTTAAGGGAAAAGAAGTGCATGATATAATAAAAACTGTAGTAACAGATATATAATAATATTTTTTAACGTATTTATAATAAATAAAATGAAATGAAAAGATCAGAATTTAGAAATCTCATTAAAAGAGAGCTTATTAAAGAAGCTAAAGGAACTTCATATGAGTCAAAATTAGCTGAAATTGAAAAACAAGGACAAATTACTACCTTAGAAGCTAAAATCGATGCTTTAGCAGAAATGATTGAAGCCAAAAACAGTAGATTAAGTTTAGTTAGTGAAGATGAAAATCTTTCTGAACTCATTGATAAGAAAAAAATCAAAGAGATGCAAAAAGAAATCAAGCTTTTAGAAAAAACTAAATTGAAACTTGAAAAACTCTATGAAAAAAAGAGTGGTGGTAAGAAAAAAGATGTAGTAACAGATGATCCATCAGATGAAGATATGGATCACCAAGATGCACTTGATAAAGCCTCAGAAGAAGGATCTACAGAATTTATGGACGAAGGTATTAATTCTACTTATGAAGAAGATGGTAATGACTCCGTAAATGAAGATTTTGATGATGTTGTTGATGATATCATGGATCAAGGAAAATCAAGAGAAGATGCTGAAAACATAGCAGGAGCAATAAATCGTGATCATGTAGGTAATTACAGACAAGAAGAATCAATATCAGAATTTAATTTAAGAGAATATTTAGCAGATAATAATCTAACAAAATAAAAACATACAGACTGATTCATAGCCAGTCGATTTAAAAAATATTTAGGAGCTGTGGCCCATCCTTTGGATGGGTCACTTTTTTTTCGTATATTAACACCAAAACTAAATTAGTAAATGGATAAAATAGTAATTGTAGGAGCAGGAGTAGCAGGAATAAACGCAGCTACAAAATTAGTAGACAACAATTTTAAAGGCCAAATCACAATTATTGATATGGGTAAAGACCCATACAATAGAAAACCTGAAGAAGTAATGACAGGTTTTTTAGGAGCAGGAGGATGGTCAGATGGTAAATTAACTTATCATACTGAAGTAGGTGGTCAATTATCAAAATATTGTGGTGAAGATAAAGCTATGGAATTATTTGATCAAGTTATAGCTAACTTTAAACGATTCCACCCTAAACCAGAAGAAGTACAATGTTCTGATCCTCAAGCAGAACCTGATTTTATTAAACCATATTTTGGTTTAAAATTATTTCCTGTATGGCACGTAGGTACAGATTATTTACATGAAATAGGTAAAAATTGGTATGATTATTTAGTAAGTAAAGGAGTTAATTTTGAATGGGAAACTAAAGTAACAGATATTGATTTTGAAAATCAAATAATATCAGCCACATCTCCAACTTCATGGGGTCTTGAGGGTAGTTATGATAAACTTATCTTTGGTGTAGGCAAATCAGGAATTGATTTTGGTAAAAAATTAGCAGAACAATACAATTTACCAACCGAACCCAAAGCAGTACAAATAGGAGTTAGATTTGAAGCACCACAACATCACTTCCAAAAATTAATTGATATTAGTTATGATTTTAAATTATATAGAAAATTTGAAGATAAAGGTGTTTCATTAAGATCATTTTGTACTAATAATAATGCAGCTTATGTAGCAGCTGAACATACCTATGGAGATTATAGTTACAATGGACACGCTAAAAAAGATGAAGCATATCGTAACGATATGACTAATTTTGGCATATTAATGGAAATTAGAGGTATAGATAAACCATTTGATTGGTCAAGAGAAGCAGTAAAAAAATTACAAAAGAATGGTAAAGGTACATTTTATTCACCTTATTTTAATAGGGTACCTTCTACAACATCTGAAGGAGATTATGTAAAAGTAGAAGTAGTAAATAGTATGTTATCATTATATGAGGCATTAGGTGATTATGCCTTTTATATAGAAGATTTTATTGAGGATATGAAAGAAGTATTTCCAACATTAGGTGATGATTGGGGGATTTATATGCCTGAAGTAAAATATTTATCACCTGAACCACTGGTTAATTATAAAAACTTATCTTTAACTAAATTCCCAAATGTTCACTTTGTAGGTGATGCTTTAAGTGCAAGGGGAATCACAGTATCAGGTGCACAAGGAATTTACGTAATAGAAAACATGATAGAAAATGATGCCTATATGAAATATAGAACATTTAATTTAAATAAAAAACAACAAATATGAGCAAGAAAGAGAAATTTTACGAATACAAAAAGATTAAAGTAAAAGGTGCTTTACATTACTTATTTAGAGAAGATGAAAGTAAAAATTGGCTCCATCATAATACTGAAGGACCCGCTATTGAACCCATTGATTCTAATGATAGAAGCATTTCTAAAAAGTACTATCTTTTTGGGTTTGAAAAAACAAGAGATGAGTTTAAAGAATATCAACAAAGCAAAGAAGGTTTACCTTGGTATAAAAATCCTTCAATGAAAGCAGTAGCAAGATTTTAAATTATGAAAATAGGTTTTTGTGGAACAATGAGTGTAGGTAAAACTACATTAGTAAATGAATTAAAAAAATTTCCTGAATTTAAAGATTATACTTTTAGAACAGAACGTTCTAAATATTTAAGAGATTTAGGTATTCCTTTAAATACTGATTCAACATTAAATGGACAAACAGTGTTTTTAGCTGAAAGAGCAGCTGAATTACTTCAAGAAAATATAATAACTGATAGAACTGTTATTGATGTTATGGCTTTCACTAGTTTAGCAGATTCAATTGACTATCCAGAATTAGATGATTTTGAAAACCTTGCTTCAAGGTTTATTGAAGATTATGATTATATATTTTATGTATCACCTGAAGGGGTTGACATTGAAGATAATGGAGTTAGAGAAACAGATGCTAAATATAGAGATTTAGTAGACTTTAGTATAAACAAATTTTTAGATAGATATAGTTGGAAAATAAAAAATCTAATTAAATTAAAAGGCACTACTGAAGAACGTATAGAATCATTTAAAGAGGCACTTCTCCCCCAGTATTTATAATAAAAATATTTGATAATGAAAAAATCACAACTTAAAGAAGCTATCAAAAACGAAATTAGATCTGTACTATCAGAAAATGATTATGATAAAGGTATGGAATTGTCTTATATTAAAGATCATGGGGAAAAAGATGGAATAGCTGCCATAGGTAGAAATATAAACATGTTTGGGCCTCCTAAACTTAAAAGTGTAGCAGAAATTCAAACTTATGTTGAAGCATTTGGAGATGGTGTTGAAGAAGAAGGTAGGAGAATTTCTCATAAAATGGGAATAGCTATGAGAGGTGGAGGAGATGAAGAAGCACTTTCAGGACTAATTGGATTAAAGGAAATCCTTAATCCTGAAGTTCACAAAATGGTTAACAACCTTATTAGAAAAATAGCTAAAATGTATGGATATGAAGAAAGAAACGCAGTATATGCTATTAAGCAAGCCATAAGTGATTGGGAAGATGAACCAGGTCAAGTAGCATTACCCCCATTAAGAGAAGGTACTTGGAGTTCTGGAACTTATAATGAAATTGGTAGATTTATAAATGATTTAAAAAGACTTAAAAATGATTATTATAACATAGTAGGTAGTGATGATGTTTTTAATGGTTTAGACCAAGCTGAAAGTGCTGCCGAAGAAATGATGGTGAATGCTCCTGAAAACAGATCAGATATTACTGAAGATGAAGAACCAACATCTGCAGAAGTAAAAAAAGAAAAAAGCATAGCTGCTGAAAAAGAAGCTGCTCTTAAAGCGCAAAAAGCTTTAAAAGATCTTAAATCTAAAATGAAGAAAAAAGCTAAAGAATACAAAGAAGCTGAAGGTGATGCTAAAGAAAAAATAAAAGCTGAATTAAAGAAAATGACAGCTGAAAAGAAAAAACTTGAAAAAGATACTTAATAATATACAATTAGTTTTTATAGTAATACTGGCAATTGCCTTGGTTTTAAGTTTATTATTTAGACCTTCAATACCCATTGATACTTATGAGGAAGAAATTAAAGCTCTAAAAACTCAAAATAAACAGTTATTATTATCAAATGATAGTATAAATAATATTAATAATAAGTTACAAAAAGAAATTAACACTATACTCTATGCTATTGATAGCACAAAAGTTATCCTAAAAGAAACCGAAAATAAATTAGCAGAGTTAGAGAAAAAAAGAAATGAAATACCTGGTATCATTAACGATATGGATAGTGATGATATTACCAATAACATCTCAGACTATCTCAAGAGGAGAAGTAAAGGAGATAATTAATAGTGATGGTGATACTTTAATCCTAATGAATTTAGAAGATGCTAGAATTGTATTAAGCGATCTTTTGGAATATGAGATTGTTGATAGTCTTCTTACAGTTTATAAAGAAAAAGATTCATTAAACACAAATACTATAACTTTACAAAAAGATGTTATAGTTAAACTTACCCAAAAATCTCAAAACCAACAATCAATAATAGATAATTTTGAACAAATTTTATCTAATAAGGATATTGAACTTGATATAAAAAATCAAGTTATTGAAAAACAACAAAAAGAAATTCGAAAACAAAAAAGATTAAAAGTTATTGGTTTTATTGGTTCCATTGTATTACCTATAATAACATTAATTGCCTTAATTTAGATGAGTGACATAAAAAAAGTAATAAGACAAGAATATCTTAAATGTGCTTCTGACCCAGTCCATTTTATGAGAAAGTACTGTTTTATCCAACACCCACAAAGAGGCAGAATTCAATTTAATTTATTCCCATTTCAAGAAAAAGTATTAACTTTATTTCAAGATAATCCTTACTCATTAATCCTAAAATCAAGACAGTTGGGAATGTCTACCTTATCTGCTGGATACTCTTTATGGTTAATGTTATTTCATAAGGATAAAAATATACTTTGTATAGCAACAAAACAGGAAACAGCAAAAAATATGGTTACAAAGGTAAAATTCATGTATGAAAATTTACCTTCTTGGCTTAAAATTAATGCTGATGAAAATAATAAACTAAATCTTAGATTAAGAAATGGATCCCAAATTAAAGCAACCTCAGCAGCTTCAGATGCAGGTAGATCAGAAGCAGTATCTTTACTAATAATAGATGAGGCAGCTTTCATTGAAAATATAGGTGAAATATGGGCTTCAGCTCAGCAAACACTAGCTACTGGGGGTGGTTGTATTGCATTATCTACTCCTTATGGTACAGGAAATTGGTTTCATCAAACTTGGGTTAGAGCAGAAAATAAAGAAAATGATTTTCTACCTATTAAATTACCTTGGTTTGTGCATCCAGAAAGAGACCAAGCATGGAGAGATAGACAAGATGAATTACTAGGTGATCCTAGAATGGCAGCCCAAGAATGTGATTGTGATTTCTCAACTTCTGGTGATGTAGTGTTTTATCCTGAGTATATGGAGTATTATGAAAAAACATTTATTAAAGAGCCTTTGGAGAGGCGAGGGGCAGATCGTAATTTGTGGATATGGGAACCATGTGATTATTCAAGAAATTATATGGTTGTAGCTGATGTAGCTAGAGGAGATGGAAAAGACCACTCGGCATTTCATATTATTGATATAGAAAATAATGTGCAAGTTGGGGAATATAAAGGACAATTAGGAACAAAAGAATATGGGCATTTATTAGTAGGCATAGCAACTGAATATAACGAAGCTTTATTAGTAATAGAAAACAATAGTATAGGATGGTCAACAATACAAACAGTAATAGATAGAGGATATCAAAATCTTTATTATTCACCTAAAAGTGGAGAAGTAAGGGCTGATTCATACTTTGACCAATATATGGATACATCTAAAATGGTAGCAGGATTTACAATGTCATCAAGAGTTAGACCTATGGTAGTAGGTAAATTTCAGGAATATATTGGAGATAAAGGTGTTACATTTTATTCTAAAAGATTACTAGAAGAAATGAGAACATTTATTTGGAGGAATGGAAGACCAGAAGCCCAATCGGGGTATAATGATGATTTAGTAATGTCTTTTGGTGTTGCTATGTATATGAGAGATACAGCATTTAGGTTTAAACAACATGGAGTTGATTTGACTAAAAGTATGTTAAATGGAATTTCAACAAATAAAACAACATATACTGGAGTTTATACTCCCCCAGGACAGCAAAAAGAAAACCCATGGAAAATAGATAATCCTTATTCTGGTGGGGAGGAAGACATTAGGTGGCTTCTATAATATTTATAACAATATATAACAATGGCAGATAAAAGACTATTTTCAAGATTAAGAAGACTATTTTCAACTGATGTAGTTATTCGTAACCAAGGTGGAAACCAATTAAAGGTTATGGATGTAAATAAAATCCAACAATCAGGTGAATATGAAACCAATTCATTAGTAGATAGGTTTAATAGAGTTTACACTAACTCCCCAACTTCTTTATATGGGTATCAAAGTAATTTTAATTACCAAACCTTAAGACCTCAATTATATTCAGAATATGATTCAATGGATACAGATGCAATTATAGCTTCTGCTTTAGATATTATAGCTGATGAAAGTACTTTAAAGAATGATATGGGGGAAGTACTTCAAATAAGAAGCTCTGATGAAAATATACAAAAAATATTATATAACCTGTTTTATGATGTCTTAAATATTGAATTCAATCTTTGGCCTTGGATTCGTAATATGTGTAAATATGGAGATTTCTTTTTAAAATTAGAAATTGCTGAAAAGTTTGGGGTCTATAATGTTATACCATACAATGCTTTTCACATCGAAAGGTTAGAAGGACAAGATCCTGAAAACCCAAATGATATCCAATATGGGTTTGACCCTGAAGGAGTATCCACAGGTGGTTATGGTTTTTATAATGTACCGGGGGCTAATGATGTAAATCAAAACACTGTTATATTTGATAATTATGAAATGGCCCATTTTAGATTACTTACAGACACTAACTTCTTACCTTATGGTAGATCTTATATAGAACCAGCACGTAAGTTGTTTAAACAATACACTCTAATGGAAGATGCTATGTTGATACATAGAATAGTTAGAGCGCCTGAAAA